CACCACAATTTGGTAAAGTACAAATTAGTATTAAACCTAAAAATGGTACTTTTGTATCAGATTTCGATAAATCTCAAATCAAAAATAAATTAAAGAGTTACGCTATCGCTGGTATAAATTCTGAGATAGTTGACTTAAAGATACTATATGTTGAATTAAATTCAACAATATATTATAATCCAGCCCAAGTTGCATCAGCATCAACTTTAAGAACTGAAATTATAAATTCTTTAAGTGATTATTCTAAAAACGTTGAAATTAATAAATTCGGTGGTAGATTTAAATACAGTAAAATAAACACATTGATTGATCGTGTTGATAATGGAATTACATCAAATATAACAAAAGTGATTATCAGAAGAGATATGAAAGCTTTACTGAATCAATTTGCACAATATGAATTATGTTTTGGTAATCGTTTTTATGTAAATCCAGCGGGTTACAATATAAAGAGCACAGGATTTACAATAAATGGTTTTACAAATGTTGCATATTTAACTGATATTCCTAATAAAGATTCATTTGGTAATTTAGATGGTAGTATGTTAGGCACACTTAGTGTTGTAACAAAAAATGATAAAGGTCAACAACTAGTTTTAGTTAAAGAGGCTGGAGTTGTTGATTATAAAAAAGGTGAGGTTATACTTAATACTATTAATATTACATCAACTACTGCACAAAATAATATTGTTGAAGTTCAAGCATTCCCAGAATCAAATGATGTAGTTGGATTAAAGGATCTTTACTTAAGTTTTGATGTTGCAAATACTACAATAAATATGAATAAGGACGTAATCGCATCAGGTGAAGATGTTTCAGGTATTGTATTTACAAGAGATTACTATACATCAAGTTACTCTAATGGAGATTTAGAGAGGAAATAATTTATGTCAAGTATTGACAAAAGAATAAAAGTCAACACGATTATTGAGAATCAGTTACCTGAGTTTGTTGTAACTGATTTTCCAAAGGCTGCTGAGTTTTTGAAACAATATTATATCTCTCAAGATTTTCAAGGAGGAGCAGGTGATTTAATTAATAATTTTGACCAGTATTTAAAACCTGACAACTTAGTACCAGAAGTAGTGGTTGGTCTTACAACTACTTCAGTAGATATATCATTAACAGACACTACTATAACTGTTCCTAGTACAAAAGGATTTCCAACAGAATACGGATTACTAAAGATTGATGATGAAATCATATCTTATACTGGAATAACTTCAACAACTTTTACTGGTTGTATTCGTGGTTTTAGTGGTATCTCAGGTTACAACGTTGGAATATCTTCTTCACTCCTTGAAATAAATCGTGAAAGTTTAGTTTTTGATGATACAACAGCAGCAACTCATACATCTGGAACTACTGTCACAAACTTATCTGTATTATTCCTTCAAGAATTCTTCAAAAAACTTAAGAAAACTTTTTTACCTGGTTTAGAAAATGAAGAATTTTCTCCAAACTTAGATGTAGGTAACTTTGTCAAGTTTGCTCGCTCTTTCTATCAATCAAAAGGTGTTGAAGAATCTATAAAAATATTATTTAAAGTATTATATGGGGTTGATTCAAGGATAATAGACCTTGAAGGTAATTTAATCAAACCATCTGATGCAGAATTTATTCGTAGAGAAGTTGTTGTAGCAGATTTAATTGGAGATGGTGAACCACAGAATTTGACTGGTCAAACAATATTTAAATCAACAGATACTTCAACTAATGCATCAGTTTCAGAAGTTGAAATAATTAAACGAGAAGGTAGAAATTATTACAAGATTGCATTATTTGTTGGATTTAGTGATCGTGACTTAATTGAGGGTGTATTCACAGTACCAGGTAAGACTAGAGTTCTTGATAAAGTAGATGCTGGTGCTACGATAATAAATGTTGACTCAACTGTTGGTTTTGGAACTACTGGAACTGTTATCAGTGGTGTTAATTCAAAAATTGATTATACATCAAAATCAATAAATCAATTCTTTGGCTGCTCTGGTATAGGAGTTGGTATAGGAACCGCAGATGATCTTAGAGATAATGAGACTATCTTTGGATATGAAAATGGAGATTTAACAAAAAGAGTTGATTTAAGAATTACTGGTGTATTATCAGAATTAGTTCCTATTACTGATATTAGTTTGATTAACGAAGGTGAAAACTTCTTCGTTAAAAATATTGGTGAAAAAATAGATAATGATGGTGAAAATTATAAACAAATTTTTGCAAATTCGTGGATTTACAATACAAGTTCAAGATTTCAAGTTGATATACCAGTTGGTAGTTCAACATTTACGTTAAAAACTCCGATTGATAAATCATCTCTCAAAGTTGGGGATCGATTTGACATTTTAAAAAGAAACGAACAAGTTGTAGCTGGTAGTGGTGTGGTTGCAAGTATCAATACCACACTGAATCAAATAACTGTTACACAGATTGCTGGATTTACTCAGAATGCAAATATAGAATATGATATTCGTAGAAAGATAGAAAAAGCGTCTAGTTCAGGTGTATCAATAGAAAAAGGAAATGATAATATCATAGCTGATTCTTTAAGTGTTTATGTTGATGGAAATGCAGATGGTTATGTCGCATCAAACTCATTACCAAGTTATGATATCACTACTAATATAATTGAAGAAACTCTTACAGGTGGAACTGCTGCGGGATTAGATGCATTCAATCCATTAAATGATCTTTATAGTTTTATCAATTTTCCTATATCAAGGAACATAAAATTTATACAAGGTGATGCTGTTGTTTATCAACCTGAAGGCGACGCACTGATTGGTTTAGATACTGGAAGAACATATTTTATTGATCCTGTCATACCTGAGCCAGGTCAAGATATTACAAAGATAAGAATATTTAATTCTTTAGCACAAATCGGATCAGCAAGCACAGTTCAAGTTGGACCAACCACTTCTACTACAGATATTCATAGATTTGTTCTCCAGAAACATAAAAGTAGAAAGTTAGAGGCAGATAAGATACTAAGAAAGATTCCTCTATCACAAAACTTATTTGTCAGTTCAAATCAAGACATACCTACGAATGATATTGGTATATTAATTAATGGTGTACAAATTCGTTCACCCATTTCAGATAATCAGATATATTATGGTCCTTTAGAGTCAGTTGATTTGTTAAATGGTGGTGATGGATACGATGTTTTAAATCCACCCATAGTCGGAATTGAAACAAGTAGTGGAGTTGGTGCTGCAGTTGAGCCGATATTACAGGGAACTGTTAAGGAAGTGTTTGTAGACCCACAAGAATTTGATATTGATGCAGTTCAAAGTATTTCTCTTACTGGTGGTAATGGAAGCGGATGCGTATTACAACCAATTTTAGGAACAAGAAATAGAGAATTACTTTTTGATAGTAGAGATATTTTCTTTAATGGTGGTGTTGATATTGTAAATGAAACAATCACATTTAAATCTAATCATAATTTACTTGATGGACAACTTGTATATTATGGATCAAATGGAAATAATCCAATTGGTATTGGAACTGCATTTGATGTAGAAAATAAAATTAGTGGTACATTATCAGATGGTGCTCCATATTTTGTGAGATCTATAAATCCATCAACAGTAAGAATATTTAATTCACAAACTGACGCATTATTTGGAACAGCTGGTATAAACACAGTTGGATTATCCACAGATACTGCTGCAAGTGGTATTCATAAATTTAGAACTGAAAGTAAAAACACTTTAGTTGCAGTTAAGGTACTAGAAGAAGGATCAGGATATACACATCGAAAATTAAGAGTTAAACCAACAGGAATCTCAACATCGTTAAATGTTATTACATTTAAAAATCACGGATTTGAAAGTGGTGAAATAGTTGAATACTCTGCAGAAACTACAGAGATACAAGGTTTAAGCACTACTTCATCTTATTATATTAAAAAATTAACAGATAATACATTCCAATTAGCAGATGCAGGAATAGGTGGTACTTCAAATGTAAACTACAACAGAGGTAAGTATGTAAACTTTACTTCATCTGGAGAAGGATTCCAAATATTTAATTATCCTCAGATTAAAGTTAATGTAGATGTATCTTATGGTTCAACAATTACTGGTGACATTGTTATAACACCTGTTGTTACTGGAAAATTAATTGGTGGATATCTATATGAAGAGGGTTCTAACTATGGATCAACTACTCTTGATAAGGAGGTAGTTCCTAAAGTCACTATTGAAAATGGTAGATTTGCTGAATTTAAACCAATAATTGTTGGTGGTAAGATAACTGATGTTGCAGTTGTTAATAGAGGTAGAGAATATAATTCAAGTCCTGAGATAAGAGTTTCAAATACAGGAGATGGAGTAGGAGCTGGTGCTGTTGTTCGTCCAGTAATTGAAAATGGACGAGTTATAGATGCGATTGTGACTAATACTGGTATTGGTTATAGTAGTGTATCAACAGAGGTAAGAGCTTTTCCAAGAGGTTTTAATGGATCCTATGCAGCAAGAGTTAGAAGTTTAACTTTAAATAATACACATAGATTTGGTGATTCTTTCCTATCTGAAAAAGAAGATTCATTAAAGTTCAGTATACTAGGTTATTCACAAGATATTGCTAACAATTTTGAAAATACATTTAATGTAACCTCTAGTGGTGAATTTAGTAATATAATTGGACACTCCCCGATAGTTGGTTGGGCATATGATGGTAATCCAATATATGGTCCTTTTGGATATTCAGATCCAGATAATATTAACTCTGTATTAAAAATAATCACACCATCATACGTAACTGATATCAATAGAGTTACAAATCGTCCACCAGGTTATTCTGCAGGATTTTTTGTCGAAGATCATGTATATAATGGAACTGGAGATTTAGATATTCATAATGGAAGATTTGGAAAAACACCAGAATTTCCAAATGGTGTATATGCGTACTTCTCTACTGTTGGATTAGGAACAGGTACTAACAAATTAGAGGGTAAATATCCATACTTTATTGGTAATACATATCGTTCACCATTTATAGCAGAAAATCAAATATTAAATCAAGAATTTGATTTTAATAATTCAGGATTAAGAAGAAATACTTTACCGTATAA